GATTTCACAAAAGCCAAATTAGTACTAGGTCGCAACTGATTCATCCTCCGCCGCCCTCCACTCCCGCATACAGATCCACGATCACCATGTCGATGGGCTCGTTCATCCTCCAGCGCACTACGCGGTTTCTGGTGCGCCCCATGCGCCTCCAGCGGACATCGAGCTTATACTGCCCCACCATTGCCAGTGCGCGAGTCAGCAGCGAGCCATAGGTAATCCCGCCGTCATTCGACAGTTCCAATGTGCAAACCGGCTGGCTTCCTGCGCCGGTTGCGGGAACAAACCCGAGCAGGCAGTGCAACACATATTCATTGAAATAGTTCCAGTTCAGTCCGGTAGCTACGTGCGGGGATACCCGCTCGCGCTGAATGCCGCTGCAGTTTTCCTGAAGAAACTGCATGGACTGGAGATACAGGTTCCCGGTCTGATAATCCCCAACGCAATGACCGATCTCCGGGAAAAATCCGTGATACCTGCCAATATCGGCGTGTTCCTTATTCGCCTCATCGACCGAAGCGCGCTCATGCCAGCCGATCTGCGGCCCTATCGAGGAATCATAAACCCAAGTTTTATCGGGGATCGGGAAATGCAGCACCCAAAAGAAGTGACCGTTTTCGACGTAGCTATAGGCGCTCGCGCCGGCCACATCGTATAGGCTCCAGGCGTTCTCGATGGCGTGGCTCGATATTCTCACCGGGACCGTCCCGCGAAGCTGCCATGCGACGTACTGGCCGCGGGCGTCAGACCCCAGCCAAACCACCGTCCCGTCCATCTTAGACACTGCCCAAGTCGATGCCAGCCCGTTTTCGATCACCCCCCCTCCGGGAAGTCGCTGGAAAGCGTTCCCTGTCGCCGCATTTGGCGAGTCCTGCCAGAGTTCAATCGTTTGCGAACCAAACACAATCAGAATTTCATAAGCCGCGAATACCGCCATTACCGGATCGCTGTTCGCTTCCTTGGTATCGAAGTCCAGTGCGCTCCAGGAGCATGGATCGTTCAAGCCCGATATAAAGAACTGCCGCCGCAGCGGATCTGAGGCATTCGGCGCCATCGAGACGATGATGTACCCGTCCATGAAGGTCGCCGAGCGCACGAAATTCCCGACGCTGAATTCCGGGATGGTCTGCTGCTGGATAAGCCACGCATCCGCAGCGACCGACGTAATCGTAATAGCCAGCGATCCATCGCCGTTTCCAGGCTGCGCGCCGCCCTGGGTAGTGGTGGAGGCCCCGCCGGTGACCGCATAACCCGTCCCGTTGTAAGTGATGGTATAGCCCGTCACCCCTCCGGTGCCGTTTACGGCTGTGACGATGCCTTGTGCCGGAATCAGGCCGCCATCTAAAGTGAATGTATCCCCTGCCGCGTAGCCGCTTCCTGAATTAGTGGGTGTAGGATCGGCGCCAGAGATCGCATCTCCAAATGCCGCCACATAAGCGTTGCCATTGGCCACGACAAAAAGCTGCTTCGGCTGAATGACAATGATCTGAGCAGGGAATAACTGGCCGCCGGTCCCCGCCATAACCTGTTTGCTGACGGCCCCGATGGTGGTGGCAGTCCCGGTCCAGAGTTGCGTTCCGGCGTTATAAGTCGCCGTGATCGCATAAAGCGTGGACCCCGACACCACAAAGAACAAATTGACGTCGGAGCCATAGAATGAAGCGTTGGAGGGAACTACCGCGGCGACGGGCGTATCGTCGCAGACGCAGAATAGCTGCTTCCCCGGCGACATCAGGAATTGCCAGGGATTTCCAGGCGAAGCACTGGAGTTGGACTCCACCTTCTCCAGGAACATATTCAGAATACGCTGTGCATCCGCGGTCAAGCCGCGCGTCTGGTAAGCCGGTCCTACGAATCCCCAGGTGAGTTGCTGGGGCACACTAGAACGTCTCCCAGGTCACGTAGACAATATCGGACATCGCCACATAGACGAAGATTTGCCCGAGATCATAGCCACCCTGAGGAGTCGGGGGCAGCATTTGACCGGACCCTGCGACCAATACGCTCCCCACGCTGGATGAAGTAGTCGAATCGCCATAGAGCACGTTCGCGCTGTTCCCGGTGGGCACTACAAGCTGGACCCAGCGAACAGATTTGGAAGTGGAGGAAAGCGCCACAGTCGCCGCGCCCCCGGTGATCTTGAGCGTCTGGATGTCCCCGGCCTTGATCGGGAGAAGCGCGAGAGTGATCAGCAAAAATAATAGTTTTCTCATGATTAATAAACCAGCGATCCGTCGTACCAGTTGTAATAAGGCCCGATTCCGATAGGCCCCAGCCCATCGAGCGTGATCCTTGGAGTTTCGCCGTTGCCGCTCTTGACGGCCGCGCGCGCCTCCCGCGCCATATTGCGCAAGCGAGCTGGAATTTCGCCAGTTTTCCCAAATGGGTTACACAGCCTCTCGGCAAGCGAGTACATAAAGGCGTCGTAATATCCCGGCGGGAAAACAAACTGCGTGCCGATGTTGGCGGCCTGCCCTAGCTGCTGGCTGGTTAAGATACGCACCTCGTAGTCCGTCAGCGACGGAACACCCAAAAAGTGCATCGTGCCGTTCGGATACGTGGTTTCGTACCACATAATCGCTGGGATGCTGGTCGAGTAATTCAGAACGTAAAAATTCGCCCACTCGTCCGCGTTGACCATAGTGAGCGGCACAAAGACGTTCGGGCTGGCTGTCGTCAGCACAATGGCGGCTTCCAGGATCTCGGTTGGCCGCTCCGCATTGAAGTCCGCTCCCGCCCCGCGGCCAATGGTATACGCCTCCTTCGACGTTCCGAATGTATAGGCGTCCAACCTTCGGACGTACTGCATCAGCGGAGAGCCATTGCATGCGTCGAGAAAAGCGTTCCCCCTGGTCAGCGCGAGCTGCATATCGGCAGCATCTATCGGCTGACCAGGGGTCAGTGCATTAATCTCCGTCAATGCGTCGGTGATGATGTCGCCGAAGGTCGGCAAAGCGGCTCCTTAGGCTGCGTCTACGCCTTGAGTGATGCCAATGAGATGGCCGGTTGCGGTCCCGTCGATTCCGAGCATTTGCACATAGGCGTTATCCGCCGTGACGTACTGAGCAAAGCCATACATCGTGCATCCCGTAATCATGACTTGCCCGTTCATAGTGGTGATGCCGATCAGCCCGGTGGGAGCGACCGCGCTGGTGATGTTCTGAACTGCTAGAAACTCGCAGTTTTTGAACTTCACAAAGCGGTCTACGCCGGTTCCAATCGAGACCATCTTGAAGGTCGATCCACTGGTATAGGTCTCAAAATGGCATTCCTCGAAAATTATGCGAGCGGGGCTCCCGGAGATAACTACCTCCGTTACGCTGGTTGCCCGGATGACGGTATCCAGCCCAATGTAGCAGTGCTGGAAGATGCACTCTCCGCCAGTTATGGTAAGTGAGTTAGAGCCTGAATCGTCCAAGTCGGAATGCCCGATCCCAGAGATTTGACAGTTCACAAAGCGAGTCCGCTGGCCAGAATTGGTTACGCAAGTGCTTGCGGCGCTGGGATTCGTGGCCATCTGCCCCTGAAAGAACTCAATGTTCTGGATCAGACACCCATGCCCTGATACCGTAAACAGATTGGCGAAGGCCGTGGCCGTTGAAAGCGGAGCGATTCGCGAGCGTTGGCCGAGCATAGGACCGCCGTTGACTCCGATCAAATGCGTCAGACTCTTGCTCCAGTTGAGGTTTGCGCTTTGATAAGCAGTAGTCTGCGAGGCGGTGTTGCTTTTCGCGATCAGGTATACGACGTCATTGTTGCCGTCCGTACACGCCGCCAGCGCCGCGGCCAAGGTGCGGAAGGGGCCTACGCCCACCTGATTGCCGGTGGCCGGAGCGGCCCCGTTATTGCTGTCGCTGCCCGATTGCGGGTCCACATAGAAGATGTTCCCGGTGGTCGAAATCCCATAAATCGACCCTTGAATGGCGGCCAGCGTTGATGCCTGCAGGATTCCGCCGTTGGTTTGAAGTTGGCTATTCATCTTTCTTGGCTCCTTTGCGCTTCATCAGCAGGGCGTCATGCTGCATCACTAGATCGGTTAGCTTCGCGATCTGTTCTTCAATCGTGGCCGGTTTCTCCGGTTCCGGCGGAGGAGGGAAGGGCTTAAAGGCCCATCCCTGCCCTTCGAGAGCGGCGGCGAGGGATTGATTATCCACTCTCCTGGTTTTCCCTTCGGGCGAGTACATCACCCGCGGGCTGAAGGCTTCTGTTTCCATTACTTGTAGCTCGCGTAGAACTTCCCATCCGCCGATGAATAGGTCCAGCACTGGATCTGCGTCGCCACAGCCGTAGTAGTAGACCCCACGTTGTTCCCCGCGACGGTGGTATACGCCGCGTCGGGGATGACGCAGAATCCGCCGGAGAGCGGGAATCCCGCCGGCAGGGTCCAGCTTGTAATGGCGTTGGTGCCATCCATATGGAACAAGGGCCCGCTGATCGTTTGGGCACCCGCCGAAGAATGCAAAAGAGTTGACGGGCTCTTTGGTAGCGGGTTGTTCCAGCTCGGGACCCAGGCCCCGGTAACAGTGCTGCATTGCCACATATAGCCGTTATTGGTATTGATCCACGGGTCGTATAGCGTGTTTGTGGACGTACACGATCCCACCGGGTCATAACTCTGGAGCGCCTGTGCCGCATTGGCGATAATAGCTATCGATCCAGCCACATGAGCCGCCCGGAAAGCTGCGCCGCGCGCTACGGTAACGCTGGTGGAACTGTTTACCGCCGTAACGAGCATGATTTCACCGCGGGCCTGCCCGCCCTTGTCGATCACGTATAGCTTGGTCTGCGGGTTGGTAGCCGTCATGCCTGTGGTCGAAGCGACCGCGAAAGTCTGCTGGTTGACCGTGATGGCGTTGGTGATGGTGGTCGAAGTGAGGGCCGTCTGAGCATTGGCGCCGAATGCCAGCATCAGGGCCAGTGCGATGAGGGTGATTGTTTGGTTTTTCATGGTGATAGTCTCCTTTTCGCTATGGCGCCTTAGGTCGCGCTCAATACTCGAACCGAGCAGGCGTTGGAGTAAAGCTCCCCGAACCCGATCAGGGTGTCGAAGCGGTTCGCCATGCGGCGCTGCGTCGGGTCGAAGGCCCGGATAAGAGAAATGGCAATTCCGGTCTTGGGGTCCCGCTTCATGACCGACATTTCAACCGCCTTGGGCATCATGAGGTTCACGCCCACCATTGCGAAGGCGTTCCGACTGAAGGCGAGCCCTTGAGTCCCGGTCTTGGCGCTCGGGCTGCTGGTGCCAGGGAACAACGTCAACAGCGCAGTGTCGAGCGGCAAAGCATCGACATTCTGGTATTGGTCGCCAGGGCCGACGATCCCTTGACCGTCGCCGCCAGAAATTGGCAGCGTGACCGTCGCGCCGGTTGCGGTGGTATCGGCGGTGAT